GATTGCATTAATTTATTACCTTCTTTTTGTGCTTTAGCAATATTTTCTTCAATTGCTTTTCTCTTAGCATCTTTTACTCTTTTATTAAATTCTTCTTTACTAACTTCATCATTTTCTTTCTTTTTAGACATTAATTCATTTAGTTCTTTTTCTAAATATTCAACTTTACCAGTTTTATAAGCTTCAGGGTGAAATGGCATCCATAAACCTACTTGTCCAACATAAACATCATGATTTGGGTCATTTTCTCTTAACATTTTACATCTCATTTCAGCTTCTTCTTGAGAACCAAATGTTCCTCTAATTTTAATACCACGAGTATTTGTTTGATAATTATGTAGTTGACTGAATTGTTCTTGTAATTTTTTTTCAGAATTATCAATAAAACTTTTGTAATCATCTTCAATATTGGTATCAATTAATTTATCTTTTTCTTCAATAACAAATTCTTCAAGGTCTTTAGAAAGTTTTTGAAAATCTAAATTATATTTGTAACTTAAAAAATTTAGAAATTGTGTATATTTGTCGAGAGATTTCTTGAAATCAAAGTGTTTAAGGAACTTTTCAAAGTAAAATAGATTCTTATCTTTTAGAATATCTTCAGGTGATACAAAACTTAAACAAACATATTTTTGTCCAGCAATAGGTTTATCTTCATCTAGTAAATCAATATATTTAGATTCTTCAGGATTTTTGACTTCTTGCTCTTTTACTTTAGCACTTTTTTTCGTAGACATATTATATTAAATAAACTTAATTATAATTTTAAGTTATTTTTTTAATAATAACAAATTTTTATTTTTTTAATTAATTATTTTTTTCTTGGTTATTATTATAAACAAAATGAATCCAGGCATGGGAGAATTAGTAAAAAGAGCTATCAAATATTTAGTTGAAGGTTTAATGGTTGCGATTGTCGCATTCGTTATTCCTCCAGAAAAACGCGCCTTGAAATTTGAGGAAATCGCTATTATTGCTTTAATGGCGGCAGCTACATTTAGTATCTTGGATACCTTTGTTCCGACAATGGGTGCAAGCGCGCGCTCAGGTGCTGGCTTCGGTATTGGAGCTAATCTTGTCGGTTTTCCAAAGCTCTAAATTAACACGTAATATGATGTTAATTAATAATAATAATATATTTTTTTTAAATATATTATTTTTTATTTAATTGATTAAATATTTAAAAATATATGGCTATTACTATTTAATATGATAAACTATATTTATATGATTTTTTGTAAAAATCATTTTGATGATAATGGATGTAAAAGTTTTTATATTGGTCATACCAAAAATTTAAAAATTCGGGAAGGTTTACATAAAAGTTGTTCAAATAATATTGCTTCTTCTAAATATAATTATCCAATTTATAAAATTATACGAGATAATGGTGGATGGAATAATTGGCATATGATTGAACTAGAAAAGTTTGAATGTTTAGATGAAAGAAAAGCACAAATAAAAGAAAATGAATATATTAATATTTTTAATCCAGATATGAATGATAGAAAATCATTTTTATCAAAAGAAGAAAAAAAAAATTTATATAAAAATTGGGAAATTAAAAATAAAGAAAAAAGAAGCCAACAAAAGGCAATATATTATCAAGAAAATAAAGAATACAAAAATGAACAATTTTATTGTGAATGTGGTGGAAAATATACTTTTTCACATGAAGCAAGACATTTTAAAACTGAAAAACATCAAAATTGGTTAAATTCTTGCGCTACTTGTTCTTAATTTTATGAATAAGTATAGACATAAAAGTAAGCTAAATTCTTAGTTTATTTACGACCACGCAAAAATATTTATAATATATAATGTCTATCATTATAGGTAATCCATATATAGATAAAAATTGTAGTAAAAAAACTATCACATCTACTTTTGTTAAAAAAAGAATATTAAATGACTTAAAAAATATATTAAAACAATTAGGTATTAAAGTAATTCAAGTTGATAATAATAATTTATGTAATGTTTTATGGATGAGAGATTTATTTTTTAAAATAGATAATAAAACTTTTTTATGTAATAATACCAATTCAGATACACTTAAAATTAACAGACAAAATGAAAAAAATTTGGTTATTAAATATCTAAAAAATTATATTTATTTACCTAAAAATATTAAAATTGAAGGAGGTGATATAATACAAGATAAAAATAATATTTTTATTGGTATAAATGAGAGAACTAATATTGCCGCCTATAATTATTTAAAAAAAACTTTTCCTCATAAAAATATAATAAAAATAAATCATAATACTTTACACTTAGATTGTTGTTTAACTATAGTAGACAATATTATATTCTATTCAAAAACTTATATAAAATCTTTACCTAATAATTTAAAAAAAAATTATACTATAATAGTTATTGAAGATATTTTATGTAATTGTGAACCTAATCTTGCTACTAATATATTAATTATCAATAAAAATATTATTACTACTGATACGCCAGAATTTAAACCTTTTAGAATTTTACTTACATTATTAGATTATAAAGTATACACTATTAAATACAATAATTTATTAGAAGAAAGTGGAGGAATAAGATGTTTAACACAATGGTTATAATTTTAATATTTATAAAATAATAAATATTAAATATTTAGTTATATTAGTATGAAAAAACCAATAATAGGAATTTTAGCGACACCTTATGTAAATGAAAAAATAAAGAGAGAACAAGTATTTTTAACAAATTTTTTTGTTAAATTTTTTAAACGTAATAATATAGATTTTATAGTAATTCCTTATAATCTCTCTAAAATTAAATTAAAAACTATAATAAAAAATGTAGATGGGTTGCTATTCCCAGGCAGTCAAATTGGTAATTATTATTATGCCAGAGAATTTAAGGAACATTATAAAAAACAAAAATTCATATTAAAATTTGCTAAGTTAGTTAATAAAACGGAGAGAATATTACCAATTCTCTCAATATGTCATGGATTTCAAAATTCGATGTTAATAGAGTCAAAAGAATCAATTGATGATTTATTTACAAATGTACATGCTTATTATAATTATAAGAAGGACCCAATATTTATAAATAGTGGAGAGAAGTTTAGAAAATTGTATAATAAATCAAGGAAGTTAATACATAATAATAAATTAGGTATCTCTCCAAAAAAGATAAATAAAACTAAAAAAATATATTTATTAGCAAAAACAAAAGATAAAAATGGAAAAGAATTTATTGAAATTATAAAACATAAAAATTATCCATTTTATGGTTTTCAAGGTCATGTGGAGAGAAGTAATCCAGAACTTTTAATACCATATGTAATAGATATTAAAAGATCTTTTTATAAAAGATGTATTAAATCAAATAAAACTTGTAAATTAAAAAAAATAGTTTATGGAAAAACAATAAAATGCAAAGATTATGGTTTAGCTAAGAAAAATAATAATAGAAAATGTTTTATTTATAATATTTAATTTTTACGTTTTTTAGTTTTTTTACGATGTTTTCTTTTAACTTGTCTAGTTTTAGAAACTTCAGAAGGAACATATCTTAAAAAATGTTTATCATATTCAGGAGCTCCTTTTTTTATTTTTTTCTGACGTAATTCTTTATATAATTGAGCTTTTTCAGATCTATTATCTTCTAATGTATGATGTTTCCCATAACAATTAATACTAAATCTTTTTAATAATCCTTTTTGTTCTAATCTATTTTTAAGTTGAACTTTAAATAAATATTCAGACATACATAATAATCTATTTACATCATAATATGGTCTATTAACATAAATAAAAATTAAGTAGAAACTTAACATAGTATCAATTGTAGCAACTTTAAGTTTTTCTCCATTAATATAAATTATATTAAAACTATGACAGGAATTAGTATTATAAATATAACATAAAACATCAATTTTGTTATTATGTTTTATCATAATTTCGTAATGTTCTGTAATTAGTTCTCCTACACCAGATTTTTTATTAATAATTATATTTTTAAAACCTTCATGAATTAATTGTTCTTTTATAATTTGAGCACTTGTTTTAGCATCTTCTGATAAAATATCAAAATCAGGAATATTTGAAAGTTGTTTTCTTTCTCTTTTTGGCATATATTTTCCATATAAACTAGCTGCATAACCTCCAAAAAATATTAGACCTTGATTAATAATAGATTTTCTAACAATTTTATAAATATTCATAACATTATGTTTTGGTCCTTCATATTCTCTTAAAAAATTGTTATTTCTACAATTATCACCTTTCAAAGGGTAATTTTTATTTAATAATATAAGTCTTTTTAATACTTTTTCCCATCTACCAACATCACCCATAGGTCTAGATAATTCAAGATACATAGACATTCTTAAAAAATCAGGAGGACAATAAGAAATGCCATTAACTTTTAATGATTTCTTAATCAAGTTATCATATATTTCTTTAGTTAAATATGTAATGTCTGCAATAGGAACAAAATTAACATAGACTTTGTATGTTCCACTATGAACTCCAGCTTTTGCTTCTACTTCTTGATAACCGGCATTATAATATATATCAGCTAATTTTTTTGCATAATCAAGAGCAAAAGGTGAAAAAAAATCATAATCAGGTATTTCTATATTTCTATTATAAAATCTATCTTGTTCAGGTAATATATTATTTATAGCAGTTCCTCCATAACATAAACATTTGTTAGATCTAATAAATTCTTCTAAAATTTGTATAATACTTAAAATGTCAGGAGATTGAGCCATTTTTTGTCCTAAAATAGATGTAGCATCATCGACAGCTTCACGTAAAATTTTAAGTTCTTTTTCTTGAAAAGATATATCTTTCATTATATATATATTAATAATTTATAACAAAAGAAATTATTAATATAAAATTTAAGTGCCATCACTTGTTTGTAAAGTGTGTAATGTTTGTCTATTTAATGGAGCATCTTCTGGAATAGGTTCTGCTGGTATAATATCTTTACGTAAATCATTTGGTTTTAATACAAAAGAATGTTTACCTTTATCAGTAAACATTTTAAAATATCCAACTAAATTATTATCAATATTTTGAAATTTCATACCTACAAACTGACATCCATTATTTAAAGGTAAAAGTGGATCAAAATTTTCTAAACTATTATCTAAATTAGGTAAAACAATTATTAAATTTCTATGTGAATCATCTATCATCATTGGATTATTTCTACCTGCAGCAACAACTTGTTCATATCTCAACAATTTTAATGCATTTGAACCCGAACGTATGTGGACATATTTTGCTAATTTACTATTATCTAAAATTGGAACATGTAATGTATGGACCATAATAATAAATCTTTGACTAAAATGTTTTTTACCAAGGTGTTCTTGTAAAAATACATTGTGGTCTGTAAATTTATAATTATATTTATTAATATCAACTAAGTTATCTTTATTATTTTTTAAATGTTTTTCAATATAATCACCAAATTTGTCATATATTACTTTATTTTCACTCATTATTCTAAAATGTAAAAACATAGGGTCATAAGCACAATCTGTATAAGTTTCATCGAAACTTCTATTACTTAAAATATCAAATAATTCAGTTAATTTTATATAATTATATGTTTCTTTAATAGAATTATTATTAGCAGTTGATGCTGCTACGATTGGCTCACCATTATAAGAATAAATTTCAAAATCTAAACATCTAGCACCAACTTGAATACATTTTTCTAAAGCACAAATATTTACAAAATTATTTTTGTATCCATCACCACAGCATGCATTATATGCAGTTTTTATATAATAATTTTTTATTAAACTTTTGTTTGGATTATCAAAGAAATTTTGTGGACTACTATATTGTTTTGTTTTTGTATCGCCATGGTTTGTAAAAAAAGAATTAGTTTTATGTTTGCTATTATCTAAATATATTGTATTTAATTTTTTACATGCAGCATCTTTTTTACTTAAAGTATGAAAAACCCAAGATATTACTAAAAAAATAAAAAATGCAACAATAAGTAATGATAATGTAAAATAAATAGGTGATTTATCACCATC